TTGCTCAGCTTTAGCGGCAGTCATTGTGATCGCGTTCTTGGCGTCTTCTGTATCGCCTTGGCGAATTGCAATTTCATGCTCGTCATCTGTTAAGTAACGCACTGCTGAGAAGAATAACTTGGGAGACTCAGACTTGGTATCGAACTTCATGCGTGTCACCACATCAGAGGGATCAATACTTTGTGCGGCCAACCAACGTGCGTATGCTTGCAATGGGCGCTTGTTATCGCCTTCGTCTTTACCAAAGATAGACTTTGATGGAACTGGCAACTGCATCACGTCTCCTTCAATGTCGTTCGCCAAGACTACGGCAAGACGTTGTTGGAAGCGGCAAGCGCGGCTATTGTTCTGACCTGAACCCGCAATGTTTTGTGGGCAAGTTCTGCATGCATCGCTTTGCTTGTTGGGTGAATTCTCCAAAGGAGTCTCACCATCATCTGAGGAGCAATCAGGCGCAGTGATAGCACCATCGTACGACTTCAAATAAAACTGGCGTTGCACTTTAGGCGCGGCATTGACAATCACGACGTCAAGATGACGGTCTTCAATCGCGGCAACTTCTTTGCCATCGCTATTCAAGCGGAATACACCGCCCTTGATGGATATTTTCTTGCCACCACCGCCACCTGCACCACCGGCAAGAGCTTTAGCAACGGCTGATAATTCTTTGCGATTTTTAACAAAGGCGGGGAGTTGTGAGGGGTTAAAAAGAGCTACTTCGCTCATGGTCTTCTCCAATTATTTAGTGGGTTTACGAACAGAGATTGCGTACTCAGTGACTGAGTTCAATCCGGGGGGTAATAGCTTGGGGTTCTCTTCCAAGAACGTCGCCATGTTGCCTTGCGCAATGCGCTTCTCAAGCAAGTCGACGGCTTGGTGTTCAAGAACGAATTCTTTGAACGAGTCCCAATCTTGTGTGTTGTAGCGTGTCTTTGTGGACAACACCACGGTGCCTTGATCTGTGCGAACAGAGGACATACCTAACGCTAGCATCTGATCTTTGAGCGCAAGCTTAACTTGTTCTTGTTGAGCTTTGATGACTTCAACTTCGTTCTCGAAAGCTTGCGTCAACTCTTGGATGCGTGTGGCCATCTTGCGATAGACCTTCGCCAACTTATCCATTGGAATGTTGGCTAATTCATTTGAGGGCTCTTCTTTTGGAGGCTCCTCATCATCAATATCTAACATTTACTTCTCCTTTTGTTTTTGTCTAAGGTTTAACATCATACAATAAAATTTTCCAAGCGCAACTCCTTTCTTAAATATTTTTTACTTCACTATCGAACATACCAACCAACAACGCGTGGTCATTAACTTTAGTATTCATTGCCTTGAATAATTTTTTCTCGATAGGGCTTGACTCAATATGAACCACGGTGACCTTGTCTGAGTCTTGTCCTTTGCGATCTGCTCGCGCGATACACTGCGTGTACATCTCCACGCTCATCAACGGCCCGAAGAATACAACTGTGTCTGCGGCAGTCAGGGTAATCCCGTGTGCAGTTGCTTGGGGTTGGAGCACCAAGACTTTGATCTTGTCCGTGGTTTGAAAATCGTTAATGATTTGACCGCGTTTGCTTGCCGTCACGTCGCCGTGAATTTGGCCAACAGAATGACCGTTCCCTGTTAAATGCTTGACGATGGAGTCAATGCTTGAGCGGAACATGGCGAAGATAATGACCTTGCGATCTGTCTCCTCCAACACTTCATCAAGGACGTTCAAGCGTGGAGACGCATCGAACTCAATCACTTCTTTGTCATCTGTGTATGCCGCTCCACAACTTATTTGTAAGAGCTTGCTGACCGCAACACCCGCATTGACCGCACTAATGGTTTCCCCTGATGCGCGCACCATCATCTGCTCTTTGAGGAGCTTGTAGTATTTGTTTTGCTGAGGCGTCATGGGCACCTCACGCGTCACCGTAATCACTGGGGGCAGATCAAGACATTGTGCTTTTGTGAAACGTATTGCAGGTTGAAGTGCCTCGTGCACCATGTCCTTGGCGTTGGGCTTTGGCATCCACTTGAACATGCTGATCTTGTTCATAACCTTGTCGCGCCATGCCGTCTGAAACTTAGGCACGTTGCTTGGGTTCACAAGCTTGGCTAAGCCATACGCATCCACCGGAGATTGAGACGCGGGGGTTCCTGTCATCATCCACAGATACGTGTCAGGCTTGATGATTGATGCGAGCGCTTTCCATCTTCTTGTCGATGGGTTCTTATACGCGTTGGCCTCATCCACAATCACAAGATCAAAGCGCCCATCGTTGTTGATCTCGCTTGCAATTAAGTTCAGCCCATCATAGTTGGTGATGACGAACTCGTAGTTTTGTTGGATCATCTCGATGCGTCTTGTAGCTTGCTGATGGTGCGCGACCACGGCAGAGCGATGGATCACACTACGATTGATGTCTCCCATCCACGCACTGTGCATGATGGACAAGGGGCACAGTATCAACACGCGCCTAACTTCACCACGGTTCATGAGGTAGTCAGCGGCCCACAATGCGGACAAAGTTTTGCCAGTGCCGGGGTCGTTGAAACAGAACGCACGACGATGTAGTGTGAAGAATGACGCAGTCTCTATTTGGTGAGCCATTGGCAAATACTTGCCCGGCCACGTATAGCGCTTGGTGATCGGCGAGGGCACATCTTTGACGCCTAAGTTCTTCAGCACCCTACACTCATCGAGTCCCCAATACACCGCGACTTCGTAGCCGTCTTCAACTTCAAACACTTTGTGCTTCGGGATGATGCTGTATTTGTCAGGGTTGCGCGTGCGAAACAGTAGCGCTTTGTTCTCTACGATTTGCATGTTACTCCTCTCTTGGTTTCCTACACATTAAGCGCGCCCTATCCGTCAGGAAGTGCGCTTCCAATTCACCTTCTGTTCGTAGTCTTATCGCTATTTCCGAAAAGAAGTCATCCTCTGCTATCGTATCCATGTCGACCCAGTCATTACCAAACCGACACTCCCATATATCTATCAACCGTTCACTTGGGACTGTGGTCAGATTTGCGCGGGTAGGATCGGTTAGCATGCGCGCTTGTGGCTCTAAGATTGCTTCGAACAGTAGCTCCGCCTTTGGAGAGAGGCTTTTTATGGTCAACATCTCTACCATCTCCTTTGTGGACAACTCCTTCTTTCTCCAAAATAGCCCTTGCTTTATTGCGCGCGGCTCGCTTCTTTTTAACGGCAGGCTTGCCATCGTAGTTTTCGTACTCATGTTTGTAGTCTCGATCAGCTTTGTTCTTGTAGGGCATAGCGCCTCCTAATGTTTAGAATTGAATTCACATGTCTTCACAGGACACCACCCGCACAAAGGCGTTTGGTTGGGATTCCATACATCGCTCTCAAAAGAAGACTCCAAGCGGGCGTATCTTTCACGATAGTCCCACCAGTATTTGTCCGCTTGATCGTGCGTCATGGACATTCTCACCATATCATTTTTCACCAAGAAAAGCAACGCAGAGTTGACCTTCCTGATATGGGGGAAGTGGGCGAACACCATGATGGACATGAGAATCAATTGGTCCCTATCGGGATACTTGTTGTTGCCAGTCTTGTAGTCCGCAACCCAAGCCGTTAAGTTATCGTCATCCACAATCAACAAGTCAGCGATGCCCCGCACCCACACATCTTTCGCTTTCCACGTGGTTGGTTTCAAGTCCATCGTGAGCGCCATCTCATACTCGGCGAGCTTGCGCCCCTCCTTTTTGAGCAACGCGTCTACCGTTGGTTTGAACATCTCAAAGGGCGCAGGCAGTGGTGTGCCATCTCTCACGTACAACTCAAGCGCTTCATGCACTTGGTTACCATAACGTGTTGCCTCAGTCTCTACGAACGGATAGTTCTTCAAGACTTTGATCTCGTGGTATCTGCGTTGACATCCCTCAAAATCTTTGAGGGAACTGTGTGACCATGCGGGTTTTTTCATTTTAGAACTTTGCTGAATCTATTGCATCGGATAGTCTGTTGGCAAACGCACGAACGAACCTTTCATTATCTGTAAGCTCACTGCCCATGTCTTCAAGCACTGCGTGAGTTAACTCATGCCAAAACGAATTGTTGATCTCTTCTTGCGCCAACTTCTTACCGCCTGTGTGCGTGGACAACGCAATAATACGTGACCCAAAATTGATGGCGCCTACTGCCACGTCATCAATGAGATCTTTGTGCATCTCAATCTTAT